TAAATTTTACTAATCATTTCCTTAATCATAAACTATTTATTATTTACTTAGCTACGAAAATACTGAGAACCCGCATTGTATTGCTAGAAACTCAGTAAGGGACACCGATTGTATTCGGATTTACTCTTCCTTTTCATAAAATTATATTCTGCTAATGAAATTATTCTCTATCTTTCATTAAATTTAATTCTCTTCGTTCCATCTCTTTGATAATATTACAGTTATAACATAGAACTTGAAAACCTTTAGGATAATTATTTTTTTTTAACCACATTAATATCTGATTACCGCCGAGTTTATAACCATACTCTTTAGTCATTTTTCTTCGGTGTTCAGCTCCATTATTATCTATATGGTCAAGACTTAAACAAGGTATTCTTGGTTCTCCGCAATTAGCACACTTAGGAGGTTTTCCACCATAGTATTCTAATGCTTCCATTCTAGCTTTTTTGTAATATTCTCTCTGACTGGCTCGCATAGTATTACCTTTTTTCTTTCTATACTCACGCATATACTCGGCGTGTTTCTTACAATATTCTATTCCTTTAGGTGTTTTTACCCAATCTCTCATCCCCAAAGCACTTTCGCCAGGAGACTCTTTTTTCCATCTAGTCATAAATTTAGATTTATTATTAATTATATCTAAATTATAGCATAGAGTAGATTAGTTTTCAATAGGTAAACGAGAACTAATTTTCATCGTATTGCATAGTGAAAGTGAAAGTTTCAGTATCACCTGCTTCTGAAGCGGATGTAGTTCTCAACTGAGATACGATGTAATCAGAATACCCAGCCGCACTAAGCGAACTAGCTTGACTACCACCGATAGACACATTTGAAGAACCTGGGTCTGCAGTAGGAACGACTGCATCTGTTAACACATCAGTTGTTAAAGGCTCTACATAAGCCTCTAAACCACCATCTTTCCAATATAAAGATTCACCAGTTCCTTCAGTTCCAACACTCTTCCAAAATTGTAGATTTTGCACCTTATTAAAAGCACCAGTAAAATGCCCTCTTAAAAAAACTTCATAAGAGTTATTACCAGCAGTAATAGGATAAGCTGTGTATTGAGCAGCCGAAGCAACATCTTGATTTTGAAAGTTGAACAAATTGCCACTAATACCTAAATCTGAAGTGATTACAGCACTCGTTGCACCTGTTCTTTGATTCCAATTAAAAGTTAATGCCATAGATGTTTAAGTTTATTTTATAAATCTACTTCCTATTTACTCTGTAAAATCACTTATTAATTACGACTACGATTAATAAATAATTTTTATATTAACTAATTTAATCGATTTGACTAATAATCTTATCATATGTTTTCAACCATTTTGTAATATTATCTTCCATAAGATTTGTCTCTGCCCAAGCCTTGGCATTTTTACCCATTTCCTTTCTTTTTACTTCATCATCTATTAGAATTTTTAAAGCTTTTTTCCATTCTTTATAACTATCTTTACATAAATACCCTGTTACACCTTCTTTAACAGCATCGTGATAAGCAGGAACATCAGAAGCAACTAACGGAATACCTAACATACCATACTCTTTAGCCCTTAAATCAGATTTAGCATCATTGAAAGAAATACTCACTGTAGGAGCTATTCCGATGTCAAACGCCATTTCTCTTAATCTGGTAGGATATTCTAGTAAAGGCACTGTCGGAAAGTATTCTAATGGACCTGTGTGACCGCATTCTGGGCACTGCTGATGCACGTTAGGCAATTTCAGGAATATATCAAGGGGAGTGAACCCAAACAGTGTTAAATGGACTTTTCCTTTATATTCTAAAACTAAATCTTCTAAAACTTTGGCTACTAATTCTAAATCTTGTCGATGTCCAACACAACCTTCCCAACCTACTCTGACAATATCATCATCTCGTCTATCCTCGTAGAATTTTTTATTTTTTATTGGTTGTTCCCATAGTTCTTTATCTATATAATTTGGTAAACAATGTATATTTTTATTGTAGAAAGAATACTCTTTTTGTAATCTTGGTGTGGATACTGTAACTGCATTACATAAACTCATACAATACATCCCTCTCGTAATCATTCCTCCGACTGCTTCCCAATAAGGTTTAGCAGGATTAGTCGGTAAAATTCCCTGCATATAATCATCTATTTCATAGATAATCTTTTTTCCATTTGCTCTATAATACTGTATGAATTCTGCTACATCGTAACTAGTTGCCCTTTGAATGACAATTATATTTGCCCAATCAAAGACTCTTCGGTCTGTTAGGTCATAGACAACTTCTACATTTGCTAATCCAGACTTTTTTATATAATTAGCTGGCATTAACATTCTGTAAAAACCACAACCCATTTTATCTTTTGCTACAAAAGCAATGTTTGGTTTAATTTCACTCATAAATTTACTCTTTACTATTTAATAATTTCTTATCATCGAACTAACTTGTTTTTCAGTGTAATCATCTACTAGTAATAATCTTCCAAATTTTTGTACATCTTTCCAAGTTCTCAATGGTCTAAAAAAATCTGATTCTGTATGAACTGCCTTACCTTTTCTTTTCTCCCAAATTTCCTTATATTCAGGAGCTCTATTTATGTAAAAATCGCATCTTCGTTCCCAATCTTTTATGGAGATAGCTTTTCCATAATGCTTTATTAACCCTGTATATAACATTTTTGTATAAACAGTTACTTCAGGATTCCTCGAAAACTTCTTTGTAAATTTTATATTAGGTGTATTTTTAAAAACTGATACTATATTTCTAAACTCAGGACCGCAGAAACGTCTCATCGAAGGAAGATTGCCAGTATACTTTCGGTCTTTATCTTCTTCAGTAATATAGAAATCAAATAACCTAGAAATAACTACGTCACAATCTTCTGATAAATCAGAGAAGTTATAAAACAATCTTTCATCTGCGTCTAAATAAACAAACCAATCGGGATTATCTTTTCTAGCCTCATCCATTAATGCTTGTCTTTGTTGCATTTCTACTATTGCTAACTCTGTTTTGCCGTCCCATTTTTTTACACCAATAACTGATTTAACAGCAGGATGATTTTTACATATTTCAACAGTATTATCTTCTGAAGCATCATCGAAAACGTAAATTCCCCCCGTACAATACTCAGCCATAGCATCTAAATGCTCTTTTATTATTAAAGATTCATTTCTTATTCTAGTTAACCCAGCAATTTTATATTTCCTCATACCTTTATTTTATAACCTCTTTATAAATTTCTTCAAATCTGTCTGCTATTTTTTCTATATTGTGGTTTTTTAAAATTAATTCCCTATTGTCTAAACCCATTTTTAAGTAATCTTTAGAAAATATTTTCTTTATTTCGCTAGTTAATCTCTTTCCGTCCCATTGTTCTTTATTTGCTCGACTTGAGAAATTACTTAACTTAATTTTCTCATAAGATTTTGGAGTAATGACTCCATCATAACCATTATAATCACCTACAATAACAGGTTTTCCCATTGACATAATTTCTAATATACTTCGACCTAAGCCGATACCTATATCACATTCTTTTATTAACTTCTCTGTTTCAAAAATCATTTTACCATTTGTTCCTATAACTTCTATCTCAGCATCTAAATTTTTTACTGCTTCCCAAACTTCTTTTCCTTCCCATTCATTATGAAAGTAATTACTAGCTACTAATATTTTTAATTTCTTTCTTATTTTTTTAGGCGAGAAATTAAATCTATTAATATTAATCGGATTTCTAATAATCTCTTTCTTATTTTCAGGGATATTTTTATATTGGAAATTTACTACTTCTTCTGATACTCCAATATATTTAGATATATCAACATCTTTAGGATATTTCTCTGGCTCAGGTAAAACTCCGTGACTAACAAATATAACAGGTATAGTAGGAAGTATTCTGCTTACCTCAGATAAAATATAATTATGTTGTCCGTGAATTATATCAAAATTAGTATTATCTTTTAAAAGAGCAAAATCATTATCGGGATTATCTAATATTTTAAACCCTGCCTCTAAGAACTTACTGCCTTGGTGTGTAAAACTAGTAATAGAAGAACAGATAGATACTTTATGTCCTCTTTTTATAAGTTCTTTACCTAAAGTATATAAATATGTATCTGAACCCGAATACCAAGTCAACCTATTGTTTGTCATTAATATCCTCATAAACTATTTACTTAATTTTTATTTTAGAACAATTCCAAAATAGTTAACTTACCTGCGGTTACTGATTTAATTGCTGCTACTGTTGTTATTTTAGACAAAGCTATTTCTATAGACCCTTCTTCAGGAACATAGAAGCCAGTTGCTACGGTTGCTGTTGCTTGATTAAAAAGAATATAACAAGATTTTGTAGCTGTTAAAATAACACTTTTACACTGACCTGATAAAGTCCCAAGAGTAGAAGCATCAAAATCTATTTGAACTATTCTATTGTTAGTATTACTTTCCATATAGATTAAAGATTATTTTTTATAACTTTGCCAATAATTGCAAAGTCTTTTTCAATACTAGCCACTCTTTTATTAGTATAAGCATTAGTTATAACTAAACTCTTGTCATCTAATAAAGATTTAATATATTTAACATCTTTACCTCCTAATAGTAATTCGCTAATTTTCTTTGCTAAAGTAGGCATTTCTTCTTTTGTGTTACCTAAGATTTGTCCTAAATAAGCTTTTTTTTCATCATAAAATTTCCAAATAGGATGTAAACGATGCTTTTGAATTACAATCGCCATAGATTTATTGATTAAGTATTAGTCTCTTTGTTCACTATTTTCTAACTCTTCTATTACTATTTCATACAAGTCCTTACTTTTTTCATAATCATACTGAAATTCAAAATCTTCAGTAAAGATTTCTACATCATTTTTTATACCAACTACTTCAATTCTATCTTTCCAAAATAAGATAGCATCTCTTTCTGACATTAAACATTCGTTGCTAGAAAATTGATAAATATTGTAAGCATCTCGTAATTTTTTATCTTGACCTTTTATTTTTTTATAAATTACAATAATTTTTGAATCGACAAGTTCTTTTGAACGGACTACCACTACTCTGTTAGGATTACTTTTTATTACAGTTTCTCCTTCACTATTTGATAAGGATAAATCAAGATTTTCATTAGTATCTATTTCCTCATCATCGGTCTTTTCTTTTAAATTGTCTTCATTTTTATTTCTATTTCTTCTAGACATATATTTCCTATTTAATATTTAATAAACTATTTAAAGGGTGGGCAAGAATGCCCTGCCCACCCATAAATATACTTTCTCTTAAACTTGACCAATATCCTTAATAACAGATTGCCATTGAGGAATACGTAGTTCGAGAACACAATTCCAAACAACAGACTGCGTTTCAGCAAGAGTTAAACCACGATAAACTGGGAGTTTATACATTGGTTCAGCTTCAGCTAAAGCAATTTCACCCATAGTCAAAATAAAGGCATCATCATACGGAGTGTTAACACTATTCGTAGTATTGATGAAATTATTCATTACAATATCAATCGGACCAGCAAAACTCATATAACGAGCAATGTTATAACCAAAGGTCATACCATTTCCTGGGTCATTATAAACAACTACACTTGCCCAAGCAGTCGCTAAATCTCGGATATCCCTAGCTGACACAAACATTGTATCAGGCATACCTCCTTGGTCAATAATAGCCTGAATACCTGTATCAATATAAGAAGTTGCTAATTTGTGATGAGTGGAATCAACCATATTCGCCGAAGCGTATGTATTGATAATATCATACAAACCATCGAATTCTGCAGGAGTGGTACTAGCATCTCCATAAAAACTCTTTTTTTCAACATCCTGAATAATCTTACGCATTCCGTGCATAAGATGCATATCCATTAAGTCGAAATAATCACTAGCACCCCATTGAGCTTTATCACAAACCTCTACTTTAGAAGCAAAAGTTTTGATTTGGGCTGAATAACGAGTGATAGTTGCTTCATTCTCTGGGGGAGTTCCACATTCTGCTGTGGCAGTATCAGTGCTACCTAAGGCAGTAATCATATCCCATTCGTGGGTAATACCATTAGCCTTACGTTTAGATACCTTATCAAGAAACGGAGTTTTTCTGTCCGTAATATCAGCTAAACGAGCATCTAAATGCTCACGTTGAGCATAAGTTGAAGTCGTTGTAGTTTCAACGGTTTTTTCTAAGATTTTAGCAGCGTCAGCTAAACCTACTTTAATGTCGCTGGATTTTTCTAAAACTTTGACCGCTTCCAACAGACCTTGTGCTACACTTTTATACATAGAACATTAAATTAAATAATTAAGATTTCTCAGCCCATTCTCTGCGGACTTTACCACATTCAATGAAGGCTTTTTCTGGGTCACTGGCAAATTTCTTTTTTACTTCTGCCAATTCCTCATCTACAGTTTTAAATTCTCCTTCCTCTTTCTTGACACCTTCATCATCTTTATCAATCGCTACACTTTTAATAGTTTTACGAGTGACATTTCTTTTTGAAAGCAACTTTTCGATTTTCTCTTGTCGTTCAAGAACTGTCTTCAATAAATCTACAGAATTATCTCCTTTAGACTTATCTTTTGTTTCATCCTTTTTTTCTTCTTTTACTTCTTCCTTTTTATTTTTCTTGAACAAATCACTGAAAAATTCCTTTAACCCTTTTTGAACAGCATCACTAGAAATAGCGATAACATCCTCTCTGGTTAATGATTTTTCTTCAGTCTTTTCTTCTTCATCCTCTTCATCTTCTTTTTTTTCATCCTCTTTTTCCTCTTCTTTTTCGTCTTCTTTTTCATCCTCTTTCTCTTCTCCATTTTTTTCGTCTTCCTTTTCCTCTTCTTCCTCATCTTCTTCATCTTCTTCAGATGAGTCGGACTCTTTTGATTCCTCTTCGTCTTCTTCTTTCTCTTCATCTTTTTCATCCTCTTCATCCTTTTCATCTTCCTTTTTTTCTTCGTCTTCGTTATCTTGTTTCTCTGATTCGTCTTTAGCTTCTTCCTCGTCTAGTTCAGAAGCATCTTTTTTTGCTTCTTTGGACTCAGATTTGGCGGCAGCTTTTTTAGCTTCCTCAGATTCAAGCGAAGATTTCTTTTTGTTTATTGACATAGAATCTTCTTTAATTATTAAATTAAAATTAGTTAATATTTTTTTTAAATTGTCCTCTCCTAAATATTCAAAAGACTCTGTTAAAAACACAGCCATTTGGTCTTTTGACATACCTTTAAAATCTAGCGTGTTCATTCTCTCTGCTTTAGAAATTGACTTCGAAATAGCCCCTACCCAAGTCTTAGGATTAGCAGGAGTTGAAGTAACAGCAATATGGTCTAATTCAATTTCTTTGTAAACTCTCATAAATGTCTCTTTTTCCTTATCCCACTCTAAAGTGTAATCTTTAACAAAACCGCCAATAGAAAGACCTAATTCTTTCTTTTTGACGGTTAATGCTAACCAAAGGTCGTTAGCCTTAGAGGTTTCGTCTAATCTAGCAGACATTAATAGATTACTTTTTTTATCTACCGACAACTTGGTTACATCACCTAATTCTGATTGCCAAGACTTGTCGTGCTCGGCGTTTAAGCCAATAACGTGGTCTTTTAAACTATCTGCCATTGATTTAATAGCACTGGGTGCCATCTTATCTCCGTGTAAATCAACATCTGTTGAAGATGCAGACCCCTCAATAAATCTCTCTTTTACTTCACCTTTATCTGTCATTGTTACCTGCTCATAACATTTCATTATAGGCATAGCAAAAGTAAATCGAGTTTCTTCAGATTGATTACTTTTCTTAACTAGCATAAATTTGATTTTATTATAATGATTTTTTTTATTTATTTCTCACTAATGATATCCCAAACAAAAACCACGCCAAACCCTAATAGGTTGCTAGGCGTGGTTGTGTGCGATATATCGAGTCTTTAAAGATAGATATTTTATTTGCACTAATTGCCTATAAAAAATTGATTCTAACTATATTATACTTGTCCTGTCAAAAAAGTCAAGCATTATTAGATAAATTGAATAAATTTACCTAATATTAGTCTTTAGCTGCTGTCTTTTTTGTCTTTTATAACAGTTACCCTTGCTATAGAATATACTATATTTGTAAAGTTATCCACAGGTCTCTTTTCTATCTTCGGTGCTTTGATTACAGAAATATCAACTAAATTATTCATAAATTTCCTACTAAAACCACAACTTATAATAACTGATTCATAATTTAAAGAAATCTTATTTTCTGATTTACATCTAGGACAAATTGTTTTTTGATTAACACAAGCAGACTTAGAATGGATTTCTATTTGTGATAAGTACCTAGAACATTTTGGGCATCTCCAAGTATAAATCATAAGTTTATTTTTTTAACGCTTCAACACGCAAAGCATATTCAGGAACTCTACCTACCGCTGTTCCTTCCCCTAAATGAATTACTTTAAAACCATTTTTTTCTAAAATACCTTTTATCGTTTTCTGACTATATCCGAATTTATGTAGTTGCTCATAAGAATAATAAAAAGGGTCTTGTTTTTGAAGATTAAAGTTTTTTCCATAAATAAAATTTAAAATATGTTCCAATTTACCTGTTTTTAAATAAATTAAATTTATCACAGCTTCTATATCAGGACATTCTATAACTAACTTACCGTTAACTTTTAATTTTTTTCTCCAATTATTAAGAGTTTCCAATGGATTTTCTAAATGCTCAAACATATGAAAAGAAATTATCTCGTCTATACTGTTATCAGGGAAAGGTAATTTTTGACAATCACAAATTAAATCCGCAGTAGGTACTTTTCTTATATCTATGTTTGTATATCCTGGCATTTTTTTGCTTCCACAACCTAAATGTAATTTCATATTTTTAATATTAATTTATATTTTCTGAAAGAATTTTAATCTATTCCTACCTAAAATATATTTAAAGTGTTTATAATCAATATCTTTTTCTCCTATCTCTATTCCCCAATCGTGGACAACAACAATATCTCCTTTTTTTAATGATGGGGAGAATAACTTAAATTCTTTTCTTTTATCTCCTCCATCACAAAATAAAATAGTCCTGCCTTCCTTTTTAAGTATTGCTTTAATATCTCCCCTCTTCTTAAAAACATCACATAGATAAAAATTTGTATCAAAATCAAAGTATTTTTTAATATCAGAATTTTTATAAGGCTTAATATCAAAAGTGTAAAACTCTGCTCCTTTTGCTTTACATAACAAATGTACATAAAGAGCAAATCCACCACTCCAAGTACCTATTTCTAAAAATCTCTTAAACTTATAATTTCTAAAGAGAATTTCCCAAGCGAAAAACTCATCTTTATTTTGAGCAAACTCTTCTCCGAAAAAAGTTAAATGTTTATACTTCATAGTAGTTATATTTATTTATTTAGACCGAGTTTTTTTATCCACGAATGAGTAGACTTTTTATAATGGACCATAGCGTTAGCTACTGAGCCTAAATCAATAGTTCCTATTTGAATACCTGCATCCCAAAGTCTCTTTTGAACAATATTCGAAGTCATTGCTATAGCTAAGAACATAATATCGTGCTCTTTAGCAGCTTGAACAACTGAGTCATACCAAGTATCAATAGTGTTATATGCTTGTTCAGTTGGAACAGGTATAAAGGTTTTAATTGGTAATGGTATATCTCTTAAATGCTCACCACCGACAAAACATACTTTATAACCCTTTAATTGTTCAAGGAAAGAATCAAAAATCTCTCTTTCAAATACATATAAGTAATGGAGAGCTATGGGAGTATAAAATGCTTTATTAGTATAATATTTATTAGTAACATCTATTAATGATTGAAGATGTTTAGGCGGTAAAAATAATCCTTCTTGTGCTTTTTCTTCTACAGGCATATAAGCAGAATTACCCATTAAAAAATCCTTATCATTTATAAGAAAACACTCTTTTAATTCTTCTTTAACACCTGGGCAATCCCATTGAGTTGTTTGTTTTCCTTTATAAATACCTTCCATTAACATTATCTCACCATCACCAAATCTTGAATAAGCAAATCTTTTACCTAATCTTTTCTTTATACTCTCAAGAGTAGCTATAGAATTAAATCCTGTATTTTTTTGAGTTAACACTCTACCTGTAAAAGAATAATACTCAGGATATTTAGAAATATTAACTTTATTATTATCAAGCATATCTAAAAGTTCAACTTCAACATCTGTACAAAACGCTTTTTTAATATTAGGATTATTTTTTTGTAATGTTGTCCAGCCTCTTAATACTCCTATATTTTCAGGAATTTTATTTTCTATTTTATTTCTTTTAATTATAACTCCTGAACCACCTACATAATTTGAATAAAATAAAGTATGAACTTTTGGGTCTCTTTTTAAATTTTGCATCCAAGAATCAAAAGTAGAATACTTTGAATTCATAAATTTATGTTTGGCTTGAATAACATCTACTAATCTATAAGTTGCAGGGTGCAGTAACTTTATTAACCAATCTCTAGGAACTATTGTATCATTATCGACTTTTGCTATAAACTCTTCGTTAGGTGTTTTCCCAAGAAAGAAATTCATAGCTCCCGCAACACCTACATTATTTGCATTAAATGTAATTTCAAATTCTTTACGCTTCTCTTTTAATATCGCTGTTCCTTTACTAGCTAACCATTCTGCTGTTCCGTCAATAGATGCATTATCAAAAATAAAAATCTTCCCAGTAGTAGATTCTGCTAATTTTCTCAAAGATTTTTTAGTATAATCTAATCTATTAAAAGTGGTAAATAATACAGGAGTAACACTAGCAAGCCAAGTAACATATTGTTTCTGACCTTCGGCTCTTAATTTAGAGATATTGCCTTCTTTCTTTCCCGAAGCTTCTCCTAAATGATAAACAAATGAACCTTTTGACCAAATAAATTTATAACCTAATCTCTTTGCTTTTACAATCCAAGCGTGCTCACCACCATAAAAAGGAACTTCTAAAGGAAAATCAATATTTAAATCTGCCCTTAAGAGAATACAAAATCCTGATAATAAATCTACTTCTTGGTATTTTTCTATATTTTGTTTTGCTAATTGTGGTGTTCCTAAATTTCCCTGTTCTCCGCCTACTCTATCGCCACTAGGACCAACCCCAGCCACAGAATCATCTACAAAACCACCCATCATTTCTTCGAGCCAACCCTCAGTAACAAAAGCATCACTATTTAATAGACAAACATACTTACAGGTTGAGTTTTTTACTGCGTCATTCCAAACTTTACTTAATGATTCTTTTTTTCGATAGTTATCTATAATAGTTAATTTATAAGGAAAAGTAGTAAATTTTTTAACGTATTCAATACATTTTTCTTCTACGTCTAATAAATTAAATCTAATAATAACAATATCTACCATATTTTCTTTCGTTGCTGTTACCTTACCCTTTGAGTATTCTTTACTTAGTAAAGAAGAGGGAACTACCGATGAACGAAAAGAATTTTCTGATAATTTTTGCTTATTTTCTTTATTTTTTTTATTTGGATTATGCTTATCTTTAACAATCTCTAAAGTTTCTTTAATATTATCTTTTCGGCAACTAATTCCATTTTCATTATAGTATGCAGTAAAAAGAACTCGATTAATATATAAACCATATTTTCCTTCTCCTGACATTGTTAACCATAAATCCCAATCTTGAAATCTCTTTAATGACTCATCAAACCCTAATCTTGGAAAATCATTAGTTTTTATTAAGCTCATTGTTGAGATATAATTCGATAAAATTAATGTTCTAGGATTCCAAACAGCTCCTTTTACAATCCCAGTGAGATTACCTTTTCGAAGATAGTCACAATAAATAAATGAAGCTTCAGATTTTCGTAACTTTTGTATAAATGTTTCAAAGATTCTTGGGTCTAGTTCAATATCATCATCACAAAAAAATAAATATTCTCCTTGTGCTTTTTCTCTACCTCGATTTCTTGCCCAAGGTGCACCTTTACCTTCTTCGTCTCTTATAAGAATTACTTCAAAAGAAGTATATGTTTGTTTTTCTATTGACGCTAAGCAAAAAGGAGTACCTTCTTTTTGTCTAGTTGGTATAATAACTGATATTAAACCTTCTTTTAAATTATCCATAAGCAATTAAATTAGTTTGTTATATAAATATACTTAGCATCTAAATGGTCGATTTCGTGTTGAAACATCTCAGCTCTTCGCCCCTTAACGTGCTCATTACAAGTTATGAGTCTACCTTCTTCTAATGTTGAATACACTAATTCACAAACATTCCATCTCTGAACAGTTATCATAGGTTCATTAGGAAAAGAAACACTTCCTTCGAAACTATCTATAGTAGTTTTTGTGTGATTAGTTATTTTAGGGTTAATGATTATTTCTCCATTTTCGGTAACAAAAAATCTTAAAGGGTCTTTTTTTTCTATTTGGGGATGAGCTAAAGATAAAATCTGTTTTAAATTACCAGTTGGGTTTTTACAAAAGTCAATCATAGCTACAGCCTCATTTTTTACTCTAACTAAATCTTCTCCTGTTACTAAACGGCTTATTTTTTTGTGTGGGTCTATAATATTCATATAGTTAACTCCAATTAATTTTACTCCCTCCTCCTGGAACATTTTTTTTTACATATTCTTCATCTTCTTTTGTTACTTTAGCTCCGCCCCTTGAGTTAGCAACATCTAAAATAGATGATTTCTTTTTATCTGTAGATTCTAAAGCATCTACTGCTTTTAAAATAGCTGAATTTGGTTTTTTTACTACTGTTGGTGTAACTACTTTTTCAGCATTAACTACAGATGATGGTACTTTTTGAAGAGGAGTTTCATCAGTTGTAATAATCGCACTAATTTTTATCTTTGCTCCACAATTAAAGCATTGTAAAACCCCTGTCTCTAAATCAATACTCATTCGTTCATCGCATTTTGAACAAAACAATACTGGACTCTTAGCCCTCTCTATTAATTCCATTATTGCTGTTAAAAACTTATTTGTATTATCTTCAGAAATTTCAAAATCTTTTGAGGTATCAATAATTCTTTCTTTTATTGTCTTTTTATTTTTTTTTAACATAAATTTACTCTTTACTAAAGGTTTTATTAAGCTTCTTAAAAAAGTCATCATAATTTTCTACCTTAGTTACTATCCCTGCTTCCCTATCTCTAGGCGTATCTCCTTCGATGCTTAAATTAACAATTGTTCCTCCTTTTCTCTCTATTCCAACAGCATCAACAAAACCCACTGAATCGCCGTTTAATTTTACTTCTATTTTTCCTCGTTGATAAAAATTCATATATTTATTTCTTTCTTTTTAATAAACTCGGTAAAATATTAGGCTTTTTAATATGTCTAATAACTAAATCAACCTCTTTAATAAAAAATTCATTATAAACTTTATCAGGTTTCTTCCCTCTAACCCTTCCTTCCATCTTTATTTTGTTGCGATTGGAATATACCATATTTAAATTTTTGCTAATAAATCATTTCTAATAGCCTCACCAGCTTGTCGAATTAAGTTTGAAGTAGCTTCTGAAAAAGAGATAACACCTAAATCTATATCTTTGTTTTTTACTTTTTTTCTATCCTCTGGTGAAAGTAATACAGGAATCGACAAAGAAATATTTATAGCTGAGATATTTTCTCCTATTTCAAGAGTAACTCCATTAACTAATTGTTTGCTCATAAAATTAAAGATTAATAATTGAATGCTCTCTTTTTTCTTTTTTTAGTTTCATTCTTTCCATAACTTTTTTATGGAATCTCCAAGAAGACAATGCTTTATCTACTCGCTTGTATTTTTGAACTTTTTTATAATGCATATTAGACTAAAGTAGAAATTAATAATTAGCGTTCCCTCAATTCAGTAAAGTAGAGCTAGTCAAGCTCAACACCTTCTCTCTTTAGCTTTTAATTATTCTAGGGATATTTACCTATTTACTTTTTATTTTTTTTCTTAACTTATCTTGTTCATATAAATACTTTCTCCTCTGTTGTATTTTAGCTTTATTCTTTAAATAAAATTGTTTATCATAATTCTTTTTCCTTACAGAAGTTTTATTCTTTTCTAAAATAGTATCTTTATTCTCTTCATAATAACTCCTAGCTGTTTTATTTAATTTTTTTTGATGTGTTTGATAATAAACCTTTTGTTGTAATCTAATTTTTCTCTTATGTTCTAAATAATAAGAGTCTTTGTCTTGGGCAGTATCGTTAATTTTTTCTTCTTCCATAAATTTATTTTTTAACTTTAAATATCCATTTTTTTGAATAGTAATACCAATTATCTGTTTCTTTAGAATATCTACCATCACTCATAGATTCGTAATGATATAATTCTGATTTACTAGCATACCAAATTACTTTTCCTTCTTTTTTGTATCTATTACATAAGTCTATATCTTCCCAACCTAACCAATAATTTTCATCGAAGCCATCTATCTGTAAAAATTCGTCTTTATTTACTAACATACAAGCTCCAGTCACCGCCGAACACTCTATATCTTCTCGAGCTTTTAAGTAATTCCTAGGTTTATTAAAATACTTATGATAAGGGTATTGAAAATTGTCAAATTCAACCCCAGCGTGCTGTATAGTGCCTTTACCTGGAATTATGAGCTTTGCCCCTGTAACCGCCGCAGAATGGGCTGTATGGCACTCTACGAGCTCCTTTAACCACCCCTTTAAAGGTAATGTATCATTATTAAGAAAACACAGTAATTCACCACTAGCTAACTTAGCTCCTTGATTATTAGCTTTAGAGAAACCCATATTCTTTTTATTCTTTACATATAAACCACTGACATTCTCAGGCTTAGTTTTTTTAAAAAAACTCTTTATTAATGACTCTGAATAATCAGTTGAATTGTTATCTATAATTATAATCTCGTATGGATAACTAGTGTTAGAAAATAAATAACCTAACATTTGAAGTGTAAATTCAACTTTATTATAAATTGGAACAATGATTGAAGTTAGCTTTGGCATATTATTGTCTTATTAAAGCTTCATAATTTTTTGACACTACTTCCTTTATAATATTATCTAATTTCTTTGCTTGATTTTCGGGGGTAAACTGACTAACAAAGGTTTTTCCTGAAATAGCTTTACTATTAAGGACTTTTCTATCTCCATAAATCTTTAGTAAATTAGAAGCAATATTAGAACCACTAACAACTGCTTGACTAGTGCCATCAGCGTGATGAAAAGAAACCTCTGGACTCATTAAATAACCCATACCATTTAAAGTATCAGGACAAGCAGAACAATCTGTAGTTAGGACAGGGACACCACAAGCCATACTTTCGTGAAATATCATCCCAAACCCTTCTCCCATAGTAGGTAAACAGAAAATATCACCTAAGTTATAAATCTCTCTTAAGGTTTTATCTGATAAAGAACCATCACCGTTTTTTTCTTTAGGCAAAACTACATAATCATTAGCTTTATAATAATCAATCAAATACTGGAGTTCGTGTCCTTCACTTGCTCCTTCTGGTGTTTTAGTATTGTGTGTTGCTCCTAATAATAATAATACATTAGGAATAGTCTTTTTTAAAATACTAATAGCTTGTATTAAGGCAGGTAAATTTTTTCTTGTCTGATTTCTAGCAACAGTAGTAACTACAAAATTATTTTCACAATTAAACTCTTTTCTTAATTTAACTTTATCTTCCTTAAAAAATACTTTTGGGTCGGTAGTAGGGAAAAATACTTCCCCTTTTATACTAGGTAATATTTTCTCTATCTCTTTTTTAGCAAAATCACTATGGTATAAATTATAGTCAACCCATTTTAAAGGTTCTTTACACCCAAAACCTAGTGGAGCACCATCTAAAACACCCCAATGTATCCATTTTTGTTTTCTTGGATAAGCCATTGCAAAAGCAATTTTAGGAAGCATATAATAATCACCAAGAGTTAGAATTATATCAGGCTTAAAATCCTGAATAGCATATTCAAGCATTTCTCTAGCCCAATAACTATCTAACTTATGAAAATTCCCAGGATAAACCTCTATATTTGGGTCTTTTGGCATACCGTTAAAACCTAAAGCAACTTGTCTTATGTCATAACCCAATTTTTTTAGTTCGGGTATCAAATCCCTAATCTCTCTCCCAAAACCACTGGGCTTTTGATAATAATCTCCGTAAAGTAAGAGTTTTGTTTTATTACTCATATTTTTAAACATTAGTATTTTTACCTGTTTTCATTTTATGTTGATAACCTGTTGCTGTTCTTTTTTTATCACTACAATCCCTTCGAACAAAATCTTTTATTTCTCTAATTAATGCTTTGTTATTTCTGCTCTTCTCACTTATTTTTCTCCGCCTCTTTTTTTTCTTCTTCTTTCCGAGATTACATAACGGGCAGTATGGCGTTGTTTCATTATTATAAGAGCAACCACATTTTAGACAAATAACTATCATAATTAATTTACTTAACCTTTTCTAATTTCTTAGCTTCATCAATCCAAGCATCGAGAATTTTATTAATATTATCAAGTTGCCCTTTATAAACCTCATTAACATTGTGCTGTCCTTTTATAAAAGCTATGATTTCCAATAAAACTCTGCCTACTTTATCAAAATTATGAACACTGTAATCACTAAATTCTTTTGTAGTTAAAGGCTTATCCGAAGGTGCGGGTAAATTTAATTCTAATATTTGTTTTTCTTTATCTTGCCCTAAGGTAGATAAATCTTTTACAGTCTTCATATTTTTATAATTTTTCTACATCGGGCATCAATGGATTTTTCGTAAAAGCCGCTGTAAATTTCTCTTGATTCTTTTCTTTAGCAACAATATCTTCTTCTGTCATAGGTAAAAGGTCTCGATAATAAATAACATTATTTAATTTCTCACCTATCACTAAAAAAGTCATAGTAACTAAAATACGTTCATCGTTGATAGTTTCTAAAAATTTATTAGTCTTTTCTTCGAATACTTTTAAGTCTTTCTCTGTTATAACCTCAACCTTATTTTTAGAGATAACAGGAACTTTTACTTGTGTTGGATTTGGCATAAATTTTTTATTAATTAATTATTTTTTAACTTTAATAAAGTCTTCTCTCATTCTTGTTATATCAAATAAAGAAGAAGCAACAGATTTTGGATTTTCTAAATCCACCGAAGTCCAAGCAACATTAAGGGCTCTTTCTACATACATATAGTCTAAATAAGCATAACCGTTTATTCCCCAGTCTTCTCCCCAACTATTTTTTATAATAAATTTACATAAATTATCATCATAAGCTCCTAATAAGATAGCGTGCAAACCATTACTCTTTGAATTATCCTTATAAACAACAACACCATCATCAGGTTTATAAAAATTATCATAGACTTCTATACCAATAACAGCAAAACCATTAGCTACAATCGAATATTTTAATTCTTCGATTGATTTAACACTCGTATACGACTCGATTTTATAAGGAACACCAGTAGAGTCTTTTACTCCTCTGTCTTGGAGCATTTTCATAGCTGTTCTTATATTAGTTCCTTTCTGATTAGGCATTCCATCGACTTCTTTTAATTTGCTATAAAAGTCTATCCCTGAAAAAGTAACTAATTTATTAGACTCTATCATTTCTTGTTCTTCTTTCATTGCTACAGTTGAATACCCTACACAAGCAGGACTATTGCCTTGATTTAAAACAGGAATATTCATATCAAACCAATTAATTGACTTTGGTAATTTTTTTGGAATAATATAACTAGCTAACATTAAATCTCTACTATCTTGAGGGTCTTTAACACACCCTAATGTATATCCGTTCATAAATTTTTATATTTAGTTATTAAGTCTATAATACTATCTCTATGTTGTAACCCAGCAAGACGAGACAATTCATTATTATTCTTATCTAAGAAAATTACTGTTGGTAAATCGTGAATATGATAAGTATTTATTATGGCTGGAATATCGTGATTAGTATCACTATAATCGTATTCTTTAATCTTTAAATCAGAAAACTGTAGTCTTAAATTTCTCCACATTGGTTTCATTGTCCGACAATCCGAACACCAAATAGCGTGAAAAATCATTATTTTCATAAATTATTTATTAGCATCATCAACAATTTTTTTCGAACCCTTTGCCATTAAAAGCTCACCGACACCTGTTCTAGTTTTTACAGAACGCCGACTTCCTGAACTAGAGAATTTAGCATTATTAATAGGCATCGGTATTTTTGTTAACCCTTGATGACCACATTTCCTACAAGATTTATCTAAAGTACCTTCTTCAATAACTTTACCAAAAAACATTTCTTCAGAAAACCCGCATTTTTTACATTTTACTGTATATATAGGCATATAATTATTTTTTACAACCCTTACAGCCATATTTTCTAGCTTCTTGATATTTTTTAATTCCTTCAGGGGTATTTAACCCTTTAATCCTTAAAAAATGTTTAACGAAACTATACGCTTCTTGGATTGTCTTATTTTGAGTAAAACTCATTACATTCTTTCGCATAATTGGGTCTAACCCATTTAAAGCTTTTTTTATGTCCGCCATTGTAACCTCTTTTATTTCACTATTAGCCATAATAGTTATAATTAATTTATTAAGTGTGTATATTTAAAATTATTAATAATTTTTGTTATATAAGTACCTTCACCATAAATTAGAGCTGTTCCCGAACCTTGCTGTACCCAAGTAGTTATTTTTTTATTTTTAGTTTTATTAACTTCTTTTACGTATTTTTGTATTTTTTCATTTTCAAATTTATTTCTTTCTTTTCTTTCTTTTATAACTTTTTCTGCTTCTATTTTTATAGATATAAAATTTTCATATAACTCTAGCTCTTCCTCATTAAAGAAAGATTCTAAAGTATCCCGAAGACTGAGAATATTTTCTGTTGCGTATTTTAATATCTTTTCTGCTTTACTTTTTATCTCTTTTGCTAATTCATACTTCTTAAGACTTTCTTCTTCTTTTTTATTTCTATCATCTTCATAATCATTATATCTATAATCACTAGATGATGTTGACATACCTGGTATACTAGGCGTATTACCCGAAGAATCTAAATTGTTAGTTCTCAAAAAACTAGCATCTGAAGTTTTTGTTGATATTTTGCTTATTTCTGGATTAAATGTAGATTGATTCATTAACATAAATTTAAGTTTGAGTATGCTGGGCATTTTGAGCTTCTCCGTGCCAAGTATATCCGTTTAAATAATCTTGTATCTCTACTTCTGGTAATAATGAACATCTACAATTTGGATGTGCTAATGGACCTAAAAAACCATTACTAAAATTTTGAAGAAAACCTATTACACCATCTCCCATTGCTAGTATACAAACAGAACACGCTTTAGGCTCTGCTAACCAAGACTTTCTTCTAACATCTCTCCTAGCATAACTCTCTTCCCTTGCCCAACTAACTGCTTGTCCTAACTCTGTCCTAGCAATTACTTCAGCTCTTTTTTGAGTAAATTCCTGACTAGATGGCTTGACTTGCCAAGAAGAGAATAAACCTTTTAAATCTTTTCGTATTCCATCGTAACCAAACCCTCTATCATACGCCCCAATAATTGTATTAACTATAAGTCTTTTAGTAGTATTATTTATACCAACTATTCTTTTTCCAGCTTCCCATTTTAATTTATTTCTAACAGCAGGGTCAGTTAAAGTGAAAACTGTTTTAATGCCTGTCCCTAATTTAGCTAAATTGCCCTTATTTGCTAATAAAGCTGATTTAATATCATTTAAACTAGTTGTGCCGCCAATATCATACCCTTCTTTATAATATTCAAAGAAAGTATCTATTTCTAGCTCACTTGCTAAATTTAAATAACTCTCTTGGTCTAAAGCTCTTATTAAAAATTCTTTTTCTATTCGATATTTCCCTGACTTTTCTAACTTAGGATAAATACTTAAAAAATCTTTAATAACTCCGAAAGGGAACTTGTTTGTTTGCTCTTTAAACATTTTAGAAACATCTAAAACAAATTCCCCTTCTAACTTTAATACTTTCTTTACTACTTGCCGACTAAAAAGGTCACTCTTGCCAATTTTAGCAAAAACCTTTTCTTCATTAGTTATATAAGGTAAAGAATAATACATATATTATTTTTTATTTTTTTCATCTTCAGCAGTTATTCTGCCATAATTTCCTTCACTATCTTGAGCCCAAAGTAAATCTTCGTGAGCATAAATATGAACTCTTAAACTAGCTCTATACTTTTCTTTTGTAGAATAGAAAACTGCTTGGTGTTCTTTAATATGGACTTTATGATTATCGCTTTTATTTGGGTCAAGTACTTCTCCTTTATTCATCTCTCCATTTTCTTTTTTAGCTGCTTTCTTTGCTTCAGCACTGGTTTGAGATTTTTCTAAACTCTTCTTAGGTTCTTTTTCTTTTAGTTTATCAGTTTGAGTTTTAGCCTTACCTCCAGCAAAATCCTTTAAAGGAGTAGCAATACCATTATGAACAATATAGAATTCATCCGCCCAAGTCTCATTAACCATTTCTAAGCCTATTCTCTTTCTTGCTTCATTAAAGCTTCTAGTTCCATACATAAATGATTTACTAGCTTCCTCTACTCTCTTTGAACTATCTTCTAAATCAATATCTTGAAAGTCTAATCGCCAATCCTTAATGCCAAAAGAATCGACAATAACATCTTGAGTTATTCTATTACAAATAGCATTTCTTAAAGGTTTAACTACTCTCTGATAAAAGCTCTTGGCTTCTTCGTTACTAGTTGCTCGATTACTGCCTTCGGGTTGGCTAATCATTATCATAGGAACACCGTACATACCTGCTACTTGTTTTAAGCCGAAGGTTAATAATTGTAGATAGTCCATATCCTGCGGAGATAGTCCTAAAGCTTCGGCGTCTGCATTATTATAAAGAACCAATGCTTTACCTGCGTTAGATGCTCCTTGAAAGTTCTTTTCAAAGAATAAACTAAATTCTAATGCTTCAGTTGAGCTTGTTCCTTCAGGAAGTCTAATCTTTAATGGCGGTTTACCTGAATTTTCAAAAGTTTTAATATTATAGATTAAAGCCAATAAAATTAATTGCATCACCGACTGATTATCTTCAAATAATGCTCTACCATAAATTTTACCCCTTGGGTCAGGTCGTTTAAAATGAATAACCTCACCCATTTCATAAACTATTTTCTTATCTTCGGCTTTGCTTGCTTCTGCAAAAGGAACATAAAGCTCATAGCCGATAGGGATATTAATTCCTGCTTTTCTCTTATCTACATCAACAAGGATTTTCATATCCTCACTAGGTAATATATACATCTCAGCTATCTCTCCTTTTTCTCCTGCTTTACTTTCTGCATAAACTTTCTCTATGTAAGAATTACCAAAAGCATAGAAATTAGTGACAACATTTTGAACAATATCTTCGATAGTTGCATCTGGGTTTGGAGCATTAAAAAATTCAATAAGTCTTTTTAAATTTTTCTTATTAGCCTTGACACCAGGAACAGGTTGCAATAAATAACCAGCCCCAGTAACAGCAGACCTAATTCTATCAGCACATTGCGGAGACCCAGGAGCTTCGGAAAAAACATTATAAATTAAATTCCAACTCTTATTTGGGTCTAATTCAGCTGCTTTAAAATTCTTTTTTGTAGCTGTTGAAGTATACTCTGCAATTCTACCATAAGACATCGAACTTTTTGTAAGTTCTTTTGCAGTATCTTCAGCCCATTTGACTTTTTCATTACCAAGCCTATTTTCTACTTCATCTTTAATCATATCCGAAGCTACATTTGATAATAGTCTTTGGACCAATGATTTTCTCTTTTTCATAAGATTAAGATTAAAATTAAATTACTAAAAGCGAGAAATAATTACCTGATAGCCCCCGTTAAGAAAAGTATCGAGTAAATTACCTCGCATTTTCAATAATCTAACCTATATTTGATTCATTAAGTACTCTTGTTCCTTCACTACCACCTGCTATAACTATCCCAATGCCCCCAACTGACTTATTACAATGCCAGCATACGCCAGCAACACTATCAGCCACATCTTTAGA